AAAACTATCGAACTAATTATTACTATTATTGTACTAGCCCTTGCAGTGTTTGGAGGCTTCTCCATCCTTGCGGCTAACACACCCAATGAAGCGGACAACAAAAAGGTGCAAGCTATCCTTACCGCTATCAATGTATTTGGTATGAATATTATCAAAGCTAAAAATAAGCTTGGTTAAACTATATATAAAAAAAGAACCAGTGATACTGCGTGTGTACTATTGGATGCCAGACTACAACAACATACTGCAGGAATTTATGTGGCAGTTACTCGACGTTGTACCTGAGTATCCAAGAGTACACCGCTTTCTTAACCACTGGCATAACAATATAGAAGCCGTTATAGAAACGGTGGAGGTATCACATGGCAAAACAGAAGAAGCTGCAGAAAGACAGCGAGTTCAACGATCTAGATTTAGATAACGATGGGGTTGTGAGCGACAACGAATTAGCTGTAGTGGAAGCTCTGGAGAAAAAGGAGAAGATGGAAGCGCAGAAGAAGATGGCGTGGGTAGCTATGGTATCCATGCTGATATTCACTGCCCTTGTGTTTCTGCCTATATTTCCTGACACCCGGATTAAAGCACTTTCCGACCTGTTCGGGCTTTTCTACATTGGCATGGCCGGAGTAGTGGGTGCGTACATGGGCATGACTGCCTACATGAGTGCTAAGAAGTGATTAAGATATACATATTGGTAGTCGTGCTAGGATTAGTCGGCGGCGTATGCTACGGCGGGTACTATTACTATAAGGATACTCAGGAGAGAATACAGACTCTCACTGAGAACAATGCCAAGCTGGAGACTGCAAAGCAACTGCAGGACGATACGATCAATGCTATGATCGAAGACCGCGAGAAGTTTGATGAACTAAACAAAGAACTTCAGAACAAACTAAATGCGGCTAACAACTACAGGGACACATTGATTGGTAAGCTGCGTAAGCACAATCTATTAGTCCTTAGTCTTAAAAAACCTAAGCTTGTAGAAAAGAAGATAAACAATGGTACGAAGAAACTATTTAAATCGTTTGAGGCTATTTCTGGTGCTATTGCTCCTCCCTCTGATAGCGACGGGGTGCAGCAGCTTCCGAAAGGTTCTACCTCTAGAAGTAAAAACCGTTGAGGTAGAGCGCAAGATTCCTACACAGACTAGACCTAAGAGTGTTAGTCTGAACGACATATATCTGTATGTGGTTACAGACAGGAACTTTGCTGATTTTAAGAAGAAGTTTGAAAAAGAAAACGGAGACTTGGTGTTCTATGCCATTAGCGTCAGGGACTACGAAACCCTAGCACTAAACATGGCAGAACTAAAAAGATACATTCAACAACAAAAAGAACTAATCATCTACTATGAGAAAGCAGTAAAGCCCAAGGATAAAGGGCCAACTAAAAAATAAAGCTTTTTAAATCTTCGTACTGTCTATTACTATAGTCTTGCAGGTATTCCACCAGCGAGACTATTTTTTTTGTGCTTTCAAACTCTGGGTTCCAAGAGTCAAAGGCAGCTTCTATATCTTCTGCAGCAGGAGGGCCTTCAAAGTCAATAGATACATTTCCATCCGGCGTTAAGGATACAGACATTTTATATAACAGGGCATCAGACTTGAGTGACATTGTGGAGAACCTTTAGCAATACTACTATTGATGTTATTAACATCGTTACTAATACTCTAGTGCCTTCGGAGTTTCTTATTGGAAGTGCTAGGTATGTGCATAGACCAAATAAAAATATCATAATGTTTATTAGGAAAGAGGTCATGCTAGAGAGCTTATAGGCAAGTTACAGCAATCTGCCCTGAAGATGAACCCATTATCCGGGTCATGCTCTCCCTTCTTGTGGTGGGTGGCTAAGTCATAGAAGCTAGCCTTGGGTATCCTTCCCAGATACCAACCAACTGTACAGTCATATTTTATTCTTACAAACGCATATTCGTCACACTCTTGCTTTGTATTGAACTTGGCTACAGAACAGGAGTAGTAGGGTCTGGGGGGAGCGGATGTTCTCTTAGTCTTTACGTCTACTTTAGTTCCGTCATCAAGAACAACATCGTAATCAAAGGTGTTTGCAAGATCACCACCTAGAACGCTTACGACTATCATCTCCCCCAGATATCCAGACCTAGTGCCTCCACCCCTCATAATAGAGTTGTTTAACTCACCCTGTATAACTGCCTTGCGTTCAGCTATGAGAAGCATCTCTGGGGTGATCTGGACTTCCTGTATCATTACTTGGCTGCAGGAAGAGGCTGTACTTCAACCTCCCTCTTCTCCTTCTCTTTCTTTACTTGAGTATTGTGTGATCTTAGAAAGTTAGACTCAAGCTGAATATCTTTGCTACCCCAGCTACCTAAACGTTCCGCTACAATAGCAGGTAGCAAACCTTCCATAGCACATGATCTAGCATCCTCCCATGTACCATGTGCGGCTACCTGCCCATTGCCAATGTTAAACGTGCCGTCAGAGTTATAGCCACAGTCTCTACTAGCAGTAGCTGCAGCGGCTGTTACCGTAAGTGCAGTAAGTCCAATAGCTCCAATTATAAGTTTCTTCATCTTAAACTCCTATGTCTACAACTTCACAGACTTCACCTGTGCAGCTAAGTTCTTGAGAACCCGTTGTGGTATCCTCTATTTCAATATCTCTAAGTCCCTCCCATTCTACCTTATCTGGCATGGAAGTCAATAGCTCTTCATACTCCTCTTTCGTGCATTCAGTGTAAGGTGCTTGCTGGTATGTGTGGTCAGAGTAGGGAAGGAATGAAACTCCAGACAGATGGTCAAAGTTCTCATATACCCATGTGCCTACCTCTAGCCACTCATGTTCTTTTACAGAGATTGTTATAGATGGTTTATGCTCACACCAATGCTCTGCGTATGTTTTCCATAGTTCTAGATGTTCTATGGCAGTTAAGCTCTCTCTAGTTAGCGCACCTGTAGGAGATTTAACAGGAAAAGAAAACACTGTCATATTATCTTCATTGCCTACTGCTGGCTCTGCAGGAATACCACACTGTATCATAAACTGTGTAAGTGGGTCTTTGTTATCACCGCGAACTGTGCGGACGTAATAAGCACTATGTCTAGGGTGAATGCCAGAAGCACTATCGACTAATTGAGATACTGTGCCGCTAGGCTTTACACAAGTGATTGACGTTGATGCGTTGATACCCATCTTCTTGGATAGCTTGTCATTAGCCTTAATAGATACAGATTTAAGCCCTGATAAGATACCGGCTAATCCACAGTTATTAGACGATAGCATCTCATTGTCCAATATTCCTGTAAGACTAACTCCTAGCAGCCTCTCCTCTTCAGTGTTCTGCTTCCATATCTTTCGTAGATACTTAAAGTCAGTAAGAGAGGACTGATAAGTTCCAAGCTGTGTTGCAAGCTCTACCTTCCTAGTCAAGGAGCCTATAGTATCATTAGCCTTTACAACAACCTCTGTGAGGTTACAGAACTGGTATGGTCTTAGAATGATCTCAGAGCAAGGGTTAGTTCCAAATACATGATCAGGATCACGACGACCAACACTAGCAACTTTATTCCTAGCGGATTCACGATTAAATATACCTCTCTCACCGGACTTGGACTCATACAATGAGTGCCACTCTTTTAAGAATGTATTCATGTCAGGGCGTTCATCATATACAGCGGAGTTATTGGCTAATCCTCTGTAAGGATAATCTCTAAACCAATCACCAGACTTGGCTACTCTCATCCTGTTTGAGTTAAGATCAGACAGAGAGATCAGAGCGGATCGACGTACACCACCTACAACAATTACACTGGCTATCTTGCACACAAGGTCATGGCATTCTAATATAGATAGCTGCCTACCCGCTGAACCTCTGAACAAAGATACTGTAAACTTAAACAAATCTTCTAGGGGGGCAGGGCCAGATGATCTACCTCCAAAAGTCTTTAAACGCGCTCCAGCAGGGCGTAGACGAGAGAGATCCCATTTTGGCACCTGACCAGCATATAGACACGCAATTAGCTCACGGAGGCCCCTAGCCCACCCTGCCTTGCTATCCTGTACGACGATGGTTGTTTCAGTCTCTTCAAAGTGTTCATTCACAACAGGCAGATCATTTGTATACTTACGCTCTGCAGAGAAACCCACACCCGTGCCGCACATCAGTACATATAGTATCTCATCAAATGCACGAGGTGAGTCTACAGGAATGTAGGAACAGTTGTAGCCAGCAGTGTTATCTCGCTCTAGGGCTAGACCTGCAGTCATCAAAGCTCGCATAGATGGCATCACTTGCAGACTCAGTACAGCTTCTTCAAGCTCTTCTCTGTCCTGTATCTTGTGGTCATAGTTCTTCTCTAGGTGAGAAGACATAAAGTCAAAGTACCTATGTACTGTTTCCGACCAAGTTTCACGCCTATCTCCTAGCCACCGAGCGTAGCGAGATAGGTGTATGAACTCTTGATAATCTGTTGGAAAGTAATTATTAGCCATTGTTTCTCTGTTCCTTAATCAGCTTTTCAAGATACCACTGGCACTTCATTAAATCTTTGAGCGGCATCCCTTTGTGCTTGTATCTGCACACATATTTGAGGATGTTGCCCTTTAAGTAGCCACTAAACTCCTCTTCAGTGAGAGACTCCTTGATTAGATCAATAGTCTCTGTACCACCTTGTGTATAGTGAGAGGGGCTGTTTACCGATTTAGCTAGCTCTGCTATATATTTTTTTTCGTTCGGCATTAGTTATCCTCACTAAATTTAACTTTTATTACATTATCGTAAACATCTTCTACAATTAATTTCTTACTGTCTTCTTTAGAGTTTTGAACTATCTGTTCTATTGTAGCTTCATGCCCAACCTGCATTAGATAATCATAATCCGTCTCTAACAGATTGAGCATACCCTGCATCAGGATATGGGCTGGGCCAACATCATCTGTGTCCGTAGTATCATATGCCCTGACAGTAACACTGTCAATGCTGGAGGGATCAAAGACTATATACATTCTCCCTGTAGCAAGAGAAAAAGATTCCTCTTCTATTCTAGACTTCATATCTTCAGGCAGATCAGAGTCGTCATCTGTAAACGTAAATGTAAAGTCATCATCACTCATCAAACCACTCCACTGGAATCTTCTTGTGCGCCCAATCAAATCCGTGGCGCTCTGCCCAATCAGCGTGTGTAGTCTTTGAGCCTTTGTATATTTTTTTATTTGCATTGGCAAAAAAGAACTTCACTTCAAAATCTGGATTTTGTTTCTTTACAAGCAAGTGCTTTACTCTGTCCTGTTGGGTTAGTCTTCCCTTTACTTCTATATAGATATCATTTCTAGGTATATAGAAATCAGGTATATATACGCTGGGGTCACGCTGATATGGTATCTTATCAGGCTCGAACTCAAAATCAATACCTCTGCGGCCAAGGGCTACAGCTACTTCAGCTTCAAACTTTGATCTAAACCGCATAGTAATCAAACCTGTCCTTATTGTCGGGATTGGTATTTACCATCTCAATGTAACCCCTATCCAACTCTTTCTGAACATAAGGAGGTGACGTATCCTTTACTAAACCAAACGATCTTGATGGAAACACAACTAATCTACCCATTCTCAATGCGTTTCTGACATTATCAAAGCCTTTTAGTAGTATGGGTGATCCTTTGTAGTTAAAATCTTCTGCGGACCACTCTCCTTCTTTTGCCATGCTCCTCTTATAAATAATTTTAGCTTTACTGTCTTCTTGTAGAGACTTGACACGTAGAGCTTCTATGTGTGTACTATCTTCTTTTAAAGTATCAAAATACACAAACATAGCCCTAGAATTATACATAGTCTCAAACTCTGAGATAGTCTCTGTAACGTATAGGGGCATCAGATTTCATCCTTTACATGCTTTGTATACCACACTCTAGGTCTAGTATTAGCTGTAGAAGTAGCCTTCTGTTTGTACGCTGATCCCGGCCAACAGTATTCTTTGTAGCCACAATAGCCACATGTCCTGTTCATTAGCCTGTTCCCAGTACGCCTAGTCTCTCCTGTAGCTTTATCCTTATAGCTTTCAGGCTCATCACTAAATGACTTCTTAAACTCTGTGTCACCTAATACTTCTCTTATGTTAGTGTCGGCTAATTGTAGCGCGGCCTGTCTGTCCTCCTCCTGAACAAGAGGAGCTTCACAAACAGCCCACTCACCTGTAGCTTTATTGATAGCTATCCAACCACCAAACTTAGAACCAGCAGCCTCTGCATAGAGATAGCCCTGTGGTACGTAGCCAAAAACATCGTCCTTCTTAATGTTGTTGTAACCACGATTAGCCGCAAACTTCATAGAGAAAGAGCCGGGAGCAGCGCTCTTTATATCATATATCTTATCATCAATCTTTACATCATACGTACCGCGAAGGGTAGTGCCACCTATGTCTAGGCTAACACTCTTCTGTTCACTTTGTATGTTTATACCTGCAGCCTTCATAACTGTTACTGCAATAGCCTCTATCATATCACCGAATAGAAACTTCATTACGAGGGTATAATCTACATCTTCTTTAGCATCATCCCTCATACCCATCTTCTGTTGGCAAAGGGGCTTACCTACGCCAGACATGCGTACTTTTATATCTGGCTTCTCGCTAAACTGCCTTTCAATAGCGGAGCCGCACATCTCCTTAAACTCTTCGACAAGGTGAGGGGGAAGACCTTTGCCTTCACCCCTCGACGCCTTCTCAAGGAAATGCTGTACCTTATGTAGCAGCATACTCGACACTAGGCACTCTCAAGCTCTTGTGCAATGTCTAAGTCTTCCCTTGCCAGTACAGTGTCTTTGCGTTCATTGTACTGTTTTAGTACTCGGGTATTCCACTTATCAATATCTTCCATGAAAGTATTGAGTAGTTCGATATCCTTATCGGTAACCTTAATTGTTTGAGGCTTATCAAACACAGGAGTATAGTAGATAACGCTACCGTTAACATTACGCTTGGTTGCAATCTTTACACGCTGACCAAACATAATCTTGTTTGAGGGTACTTCACGAATGTAAGTGTTTACAGGCATGAAAGCAGAGCCACGCGCAGACCAGATAAAGGGAGTGCCTTTAAGGTCTACATCTTCTGAACCATCATTAGCACCATCAGCCTTAGTGATTACACCGTAGATAACCTGTGTGCACTTGATGCTCTTCTGTATAGCATGTTCCAGAGAGTTAGTGGAAAGGTTAGCTATTTCATCTTTAGCTAGCTTACCACACTTATTGCCGCCGCTAGTATCAGGGAAATCATCACTAAGTGACGGGGCAAGAACTGTACGGATAGAATCTTCCGGGTTCTCTTGATTCCACAGATCATATGAGTAGTAGCGGACAAAGAAACGTGCTTCAATCTCTTTTGAATACACATTCTTATCACCTACCCGCAGCCTGAAAGAACCTTTGGGTAACGTGTCACCCTCTTTGTTCTCGTTCTGCTGTTCAATGGCTAATCGTGGTAGCCCTGCTGCAGCTTCTGGCCTACTGGTATCTACCTGACCAATCATTGCAGCTATTCGTGCGAGGTTCTCATCATTAACCTCTTCAATCTTCATTAGTTCGCTCATTAAGTTATCTCCTGTAAATTGAGCCAATCGTTACCTATTTTTAATTCTATCTCAATAGGCATATCAAAGTCAACACCAAACTCTCTACTACACTCTTCAGGGATACAAAGCATACTCCTTTTTAATAATTCAATCATCATCTCTTTTTCGTCAGGGTGTACGTCCATTATGATTGAGTCGTGGACTGTGTTTATAATCTTGCTTTTAACCTTTGGTATTACCATAGCACGTAGACTTTTGTGCAGCCGGATCAGAGCTAGGGGTAACAGGTCAGCGGTAGCAAAACCCTGTACTGGGTAGTTCTTGATAGATGTAGCCCCAACCGCTGTTCCATGTCTCGTATACTTTGCGTAGGGAAAGGCATACTCTCTACCCGAAGGCAGCACTATCTTCTTTGTAGAGACTGCTTCTTCCTGTAGTTTATCGTGCCACTCGGTCACGCCTTGGTACTTGTTACGGAAGGCTGCGTAGTAGGACATCTCACGATTAGTTCCAAGTACTCCTCCGTACAGTGGTTTGAATGTGTGCGCCTTAGCATCCTGCCTAGTAACCGACATGATCTCTGCTGTATACGAGTGAACATCAAATCCACTCTTTACCTCTTCGTAGATCACTGGGTCTTTTGACAGAAAACCTGCTACACGAAACTCTAGTTGTGAGTAATCACCCTCTAGAATGTAACCACCTTCATACCTAGAAACAATTGCTTCTCTTGCAGGGAATGTTGCTCCTCTCGGCATATTCTGAAAGTTTGGTCTACTTGATGACAGTCTTCCAGTAGCAGTGACGCACTGATTAAAGCTAGGGTGAATATAGTTATTATCATCTTGATACTTTTCTAAGCTATCTACAAATGTGTTGAGGTACGTCCTTACCATAGAGTACCTAGTATACTTATCAACAAACTCTCTTGCATCACCCGTCAGATCAAGTCGTATTTGTGATAGAGTTTCCTTATCTGTTTTAAATCCTGCCGCTGCCGTGTCATCCGGTCCTCTTGGTATCACGCGTAGACCTGCCGCCTCTCTTAGCTTAGTATAGATAACTCCAACGCCCTCACAGGCTTTACACTTGCTTGCATTCTTACTTAGCTGGCCTGACTTCAGATAATATCTACTCTTGCCAAAGCCGGAACACTCAGAGCATTGCTCCCCTATTGTCTTGGCAACAGGCGGTGCTAGCGTTTTAACAGTAGAGCTAAACATAGCAGGAGACATTTTAGTCTTTCTCTTCTGTCTCTTTGTATGTCCTCTTTGCTCAGTACCTATATTAAAACTATCTTTCCACGCTTTCTTGTCATTAACTTTTCTTGAGTAAAGTAATATACTCCTATCATCGGGACTATCAAGATTAATAGGAGTATCACCCATAGCACGTTCAGCAATATCCATAAGATCAGTATAAAGACCATTATACTCTTCTTGATATTCTTTCTTAATCTTTGCAAGTTTATCATTTGATATTTTTATACCGGCGCGCTCTATATCAATCAGAACATCCAGCATCTCCATGCTAAGTTTAACAGTAGGCTGCATTGGGAAAGCTCATCTGTAGTTTATCTAGTTGTGACTGCGCTATTGGGAAAGCTCATCTGTAGTTCATCTAGTTGTGACTGCGCTAGCCTAGCCGTAGTTCTTACATCAGCTAGACAATACTCCTTAACTATATCCGGTGGCATGTCCTCGTAGGATATCTTGTCCTTAATATACTTCTCTGTCAAGTCTGTCCGCTTCTCCGGCAAACCCCTACGCTTTGCACACTCAGCTAGACTAATGGATTGTTTGATACCTCTCGCACAAAGATACTCTGCAATCATTGTATCCCACAGTGCCTTGTTGTATGTAAAACCACACTCACGTAGCCACTGTAAATCAAACTTTAGATTATGACCTACAAGACAGGTAGTATCATCTAACCTCTCTTGTAAGAGTTTAGCCCCATCAGGTGTAGGTTCACATTGGTTGTGGTAAAAGAAGTACTCTCCATTAATTATAGTAGAGTAATCTTCTACAAAGCTCTGGTAGCCAACAAATACAATCTGCTGACCTGAGTATGGAGACGAAACAGACTTCTCAAAATCCATAGTTGTTTCTATGTCAAGTACAGTAATCACGAAAAGATATCCCTGTCTCCATCTCTACGTAATACAACTGACCCATGCCATCCATTTATCTTATTCTTGGAAAACTTGATAGTTCTAAAGTCTTCATGTTCAGCTACACCTATGCCTATAATTATGTCAGCCTCGCCAGCTTTACCTGTCTTACTTCCATCAAGCATAGAGTAATCTATACTCTCTCTACCATGTGCATCGTAGGACGCCTGAGATATAGCCCATACTGCTACATTGTGGCGCTTGGCTAGTTCTCGCGACCTACAGTATAACTCCTTGAGCCTCTCGTCGCCGCGTGAAAACTCTCCATCAATCCTTATCTTGTCTAATTGATCTATAAAGATAACATCAACTTCATTACGCGAACAGTAGTCCTCTATCTCCTGTACGGAAGTTCCTACACAGTCCATGAAAGATATGTGAGGTAATATATCATCCTGATATTGCTGTATAAATCCCTCTTTATCCTGTAGAACCTCTAGTCGAGACTTTTCCAGTATAGACTTGGCTACACGCATTCTAGTTTTCTTAACAGGCTCTTCGTTACCCCAGTAGGCTACCTTAAATCCGTTCTTCACATACCAACCGGACAACCAAGCCGAGAAGCTGGTCTTTCCTACCTCTGGCCGAGCAAAGATAACACCAAGATTTTGCCTATCTATGCCGGGAACGTGGTCGCGTATCTGTGTAGGAAAGATAAACTCAGGGTCACGTTCAAACTCTTCCAGACTATCTGCTATGTTCTCTTGTAGTATAGTATAAGTTTTAGACCCCTTTATCTCATTGTTCTTTAGTTCTTCTACATTGTTGAGAAGAGAATTAGTATCGCTAGATTTACCAAGAAAAATGTCAAGTGCTTCCTCCCCTATCTGTTTTGCTTTTACTCGTTTCCAGAAACTGTGTAGTACATCAGATACTAACTCTGGATTTATCTTTACGTTTACCAGACTCTTAATTTGAGCGTGGGCCTCGTTCTTTGCCGCTTCAGGCATAGCAGGGTAACGCTCTGAATGTGAAAGAGATACATCTTCTAGTGTAAGATCACCCTCATACTTTTTGTGTAGGTGATTAATTGTTTCTACTATTGTAGAGACTTCCTTAGCAAAGTACTCTTTCTTGATTAAACTCGCTACTCTGTTGTAATTATCTTTCTCTAAACATGCTACCAGAACAGCCTTGTCTATCATACTCTTAGTACCTCTCTCGCCTGTGTTTCATCCAACTTCTTCAAATCTCTTTCAAGTATTGCTATGTCTACCTTGTCTCCTATTACGTGGTTGATCCTACTAGCTATATCTACAGCTTTAAGTGACGCATCTTTATCAAGTGCTACTGTCACCTTGTCAAAGCTATCTAATCTAGATAGGACATTTATCGACATTGTTGTGCCTAATAGCGCAACACCCGTTGCAAAACCAGATACAGATGTAGCAGAGGCGCAGTCTTCAACAACTACAGCGTGCTTATGCTTTCCGCATGTGTAAGGTAAACTACAATTACCATATCTGTACCACTTAGGTCCAGCATGTAAACCCTGTCCAATGTATCTTCCTGATGCATCTACCGCCTTGTTACCATCTTTTACAAGAAATACTGCTCTATCTCTTTTGTAGTCGTAGCGTATGTCAGCTAACCCGTTCGACCAAGCCGCAGAACAGTTATTGTCGGTCAGATAGTCATAGAAGTTCTGTGGGCAGTTATTCTTACGCCAATTCTGTTTCTCTACCTCAAGCCCTACAGGCACATTAGTCTCTAGCATCTCATTAACTACAGAGAATGAGCTTTCGTTTAGCCCTTCTTTTATAACGCCACCTTTAGTACACTCAGCATGGAAACAATAATATTTAATACAGTCTGTAAACTTAGTTACTGATAGTGTATTATTACCATTACATATAGGACAGTTTAATCTCTTAGAAGTACCTAAAGGTATATCTAAACTATATATATAATCTTTAATAATATCTATAACCATATTAATATCCTCAATAGCGGGACACGGTAACATACCTCCTAGCATGGATAAAAAACACTGTCAACCCCTAAAATAACGATTGACCCCAAATTAATTTTAGTGTAGGGTGGTCTTCCCTTCAACAATAGAGGTGAGCCATGTTTGCCCTCCCAATATTCAATCCCAGAATATCTAATCCCGACCACATGCGGAGAATTATCGAGGCCACAGTGCAGGACAGGTTTTTCACTGTATCGTTTACAAAGGCGGATGGCTCTTACCGTCAGTTAAACTGTAGGCTTGGTGTTAACAAGCACAAGAAGGGCGGTAGAGATTGTAATACTAACAAACAAATGATGACTGTGTGGGACACTGGGGCTAAAGGCTACAGGAATGTCAACATGAATACCATAACAAGTATTACAGTAGATGGTGTTAGGCATGAGTATGAATAATCAAGATAGACAA